CCGATAGCGTCGATCCGCACGCCGAGGGCGAGGAATACGCGGTCGCCGATCCGCAGTTGTTTGAAACGTTGATCGCGATCGGCTTTGCCCACTACGAACCCCCCGAAGGCACCGGTTAAGACGCCGTGAACATCCTGGGCTTCTCGATCACGCGCAAGAGTGCGCCGGCCGGCACGGCGCCCAATCCGATCCCTCAGACGGGCCGCCCGTCGTCGATCTTCGGGCTCGTCGTGCGCGAACCGTTTACCGGCGCCTGGCAGCTGAACCAGGAGGTCAATCCGCAAACGGTACTGAGTTACTCGGCGGTGTTCGCGTGCGTGGCGCTCATCGCGCAGGACATCGGCAAGCTCGGTCTGCGCCTGGTCGAGCAGGACGACGACGGCATCTGGACGGAGACGACCGCCGCGGCCTTTTCGCCCGTGCTCCGCAAACCGAACCGCTACCAGACCCGCATCAAGTTCATCGAACAGTGGCTGTTGTCGAAGTTGATGTGGGGCAACGCGTACATCCTCAAACAACGCGATGCGAGCGGGATCGTCCGCGGGTTGTACGTGCTCAACCCGACGCGCGTGTACGTGCTCATCGCGCCGGATGGGTCGGTGTACTACGAGCTCCTGCGCGACAACCTCGCGAGCCTGACCGAATGGCCCGCGAGCGAAGGGGGCATCGTCGCGCCCGCGTCCGAGATCATTCACGACCCGATGATCTGCCTGTATCACCCGCTCATCGGGGTGACGCCGATCTACGCGTGCGGGCTCGCCGCGACACAGGGCCTCGCGATTCAGAACAACTCGGCCGCGTTTTTCACCAACAAGTCCTCCCCCGGCGGCATCCTGACGGCGCCCGGCGCGATCTCCGACGAAACGGCCGCGCGGCTCAAGACGACCTGGGAAACCAATTTCGGCGGCCAGAACTACGGCCGCGTCGCGCTCGTCGGCGACGGCCTCACCTACGAGCCGATGGCCGTGAATGCCAATGACGCGCAAATGATCGAGCAACTCAAGTGGAGCGCGGAAACCGTGTGCAGTTGTTTCCACGTGCCCGCGTTCATGGTGGGCATCGGCGCGCCCCCGACCTACACCAACATCGAGGCGCTCAACCAGCAGTACTACTCGCAGTGTTTGCAGAGCCTGATCGAGAACCTCGAGCTGTCGCTCGATGAGGGGCTCGGCCTGGTCGACGTGCCCAACCACACGTACGGCACCGAGTTCGACCTCGACGACCTGTTGCGCATGGACACGACGACGAAGACCGCCGCGGCGAAAGACGGCGTGAGTGCGGGGTGTCTGTCGCCGAATGAAGCCCGGAAACGCTACTTCGATCTGGGCCCTGTCGAGGGCGGGGACACGCCATACCTGCAACAGCAGGAGTTTAGTTTGGCCGCGCTCGCCAAACGGGATGCGGCCGATCCGTTCGTGACGCCGGCGCCCGCGCCAACGCCCCCGCCGACCGATCCGGCCGCGGATACGCCGCCCGACGACCAGGTGAAGGACATCGGCACGGTGGCCGCGGCTGAGCTCGGCACGCGGTTGAGGGCCGCATGACCGCCACGGAAATCGCCGCCCTCATGCAGGGCATCGCGCCCGTCATCCGCGAGTACGTCAACCGGACGGCGGCCCCGGTCCTCGAGCGGCTGGCCGCCATTGAGGCGCGGCTCGGCGATGACGCGGCGACCCGGGCTGAGCTCAGCGCCCTGCGGGAACGCCTGGCCGTCACCGAGGTGCGCGCCCAGGTGCCGGGCCCCGCCGGCCGGGATGGCCGCGACGGTACCAACGGCGCCGACGGGTTCAGCCTCGGCGACCTCGTCATCACCACGCAGACCGATCGCAAAGTCGAATTGGCGTTCCGGCGGGGCGACGAGACCACGCCCATCGGCGCGATCACGCTGCCCGTGATGCTCTACAAGGGCGTGCACCAGGACGGGAAACTCTACGAGCGCGGCGACGTGACGACGTGGGCGGGCTCGATGTTCCACTGCCAGGAAACGACGACCGCGAAACCGGGCGAGGGGTCACGCGCGTGGGTGCTGTGCGTCAAGCGGGGGCGCGACGGGAAAGACCTCCGCACCCAGGAGCTCGGGGTGCCCGTCGTTGCGGCCGCGACGCCGAAAGGGCGGATGTAAATGGCGGCCACCCCACTCGTGACGCTCCAACAGGCGAAAGACCACCTGTACATCACCCGCCCCGACGGCGACCCCGACGACGTGAACCTGCAACGGCAGATCGACCAGGCCAGCGCGATCATCGTCGACTACCTCAAGCCCGCCTGGGCCGATCCCGGGTGGAGCGATGGCAGTGTGCCCGTCCCCGATCCCGTGCAAACGGCCACGCTGTACCTGATCGCGCATCTCGATCGGCACCGCGGCGACGACATGAGCGAGGTCGGCGGCGTCCTGAACGACGCCGAGGTGTGGAACGCCATCGGGCGCGTCCTCGTGCGGATGCGCGATCCGGCGCTCGCGTGACCCGATGGGCACCGGGGATTATCGCCACCGCGTCGCCGTGCAGAACAAGAGCGACGTACCGGACGGCGGGGGCGGGTACGTCGAGGCGTGGACCGACAGCGACCCGCCCTGGCACGTCTCGATCACGCCGTACCCGCAGAAGCATCTCGAGTTTGTCGAGGGCGCCACGGTCGTTGCCGAGGCCACGCACGAAGTCCGCGGGCGCTGGCGCGACGACCTCACGTCCCGCTCGCGGATCGTGTTTCAGAACCGGATCATGAACGTCGTGGCCGTGGTCAACCCCACCGAACGGCCGATCGAGTTGATGGTGCGCGTCATGGAAATGGTGCCATGAGCGTCACGCTCTTGCTCGACGGCCTCGACGAGCTCCGCAAGGCGCTCCGCGATATGCCCGATGCCTTGACCAATGACGCCCTGGCGATCGTGGCGACGGCGGCCGAGGACACGGCGACGGCGGTCAAGGCCGTGTACCCCAACACTGTGATGGATGAGGGCGTGTTCGTGGTCGATCGGAGTCAGCAGTACCAAGCGAAATTTGTGGTCGAGAGTCGGACATCCATGGCCATCTGGTGGGAATACGGTACGGCCAACCGCACGACCCAACTGGGCTGGAACCGCGGCGCGGAACCCGCGCACCCCGATCAGGGCCTCATCTCGATTGCGAAACGGAACCGGGCCCGCATGACCGCGGCCCTCATCGCGCTCGTGCAAGACGCCGGCTTCGATGTCCACGAGAGCCTCGCATGAACTCGGGCACCGTCGATGCCGCCGTCGTGGGCCTGCTCGCCGCCGATGCGACGCTCCAAACCTTGTGTCCCGACGGCGTCTATTTTTCCACGGCGCGGCATGGGGCGACGCGGTTCGTGCTCGTGGCGTTGACCGACCACGAAGAATTGCCGATGTTCGCCGGCGCCGAGGCGTATGAACGGTTCGACTATCTCATCAAGGCCGTGATCCTCAACACGAGCGGGAGTACGGCCCAATCGGCGGCGACGCAAATCGACGCGCTCCTGCGCGAGGCCGAAACGACGCTCGCGCCGGTCGGCTATCAGGTGGCGAACATCGCGCGGCTCGCCTATCGCCGCTACACCGAACCCGGGGTGGACCCGGATCAGCAATGGCAACACCACGGCGCCGAGTACGAAGTGCTCGTCACGCCGACGTAACCCCCACAAAGGCAGGTACCGCTATGGCTCGTCATCACGGATCCCACGGCGAAGTGCAAGCCGACCCGACGGGCGGATCCACCCTCGTCACGGTCGCCTCGCTCAACTCGTGGACGTTGTCGCAGGCCCGCGACAAGGTCGACGTGACCGCGTTTCAAGATACCAACAAGGTCTATGTCCAGGGCCTTGCCGACGTGAAAGGGACACTCGGCGGGTGGTTCGACGACTCCGATCCGACGATTTTCAACATTGCCCTCGGCAACATCGCCGCGAGTCTCTCGCTCGTGCCGTCCTCGCTCATCCCCACGTTTTTGTGGAAGGGGTTGGGGTGGCTCGATGCGTCGATTGATGTCAAGGCTAACGGCGCGATTAGCGTGACGAGTTCCTTTGTCGCGGCCGGGCCGTGGACGCTCACGACGACCTAACGGCGACGACGCCGACCGTCAAGCGGCCGCCGCAGGACCGGATCGGGCCGCTCGCCACCGGCGTGCACGGGCGCCTCGACTGGCGGTACGCGATCGCCGCCGACGTGGAAGGGTTCGTGATCGCGCGCGAGGCGCCCGGCGTGATCACGCTCCGCGCGCACGTCCGCCACGCCGACGACTACAAGATCGCGCAAACGCCGCTCACGTTCGTGATTACGGTGCGGCGCGGCGAGTGGCGCTGGCCCGTGCTCACCGTCCTGCGGTACGTCGATCACGCATTTGCGGCCCGGCTCGGGGAGCCGGTGGCCGTCCGGAGGGACACCGATGTGGCAAGCGTTCGTTAATGCGGAAGTCGTCCGGCTGCCGCTCTCGCACGATCAGTGGATCGAGGTGAAACGCGAACTCACGTACGGCGAGCAAGAGGACATGTTTGGGCGGATGCGACGGCAATTTGCGCCCGAGCAAACGCCGCTCGTGGACGCGACGCGGATCGGCCGGGCGCGCATGGAAGCGTACATCGTCGGGTGGTCGTTCACCGATCCGAGCGGGCGCCCGGTGCCGCTCTCGGCGAGCGCGCTCACGAACTTGACGACCTACGCCGCGCGCGAAATTCGCGACGCGCTTGAAGAGCACGAAGAAACCGTGTCCCGCGAGCGGGAGTCGGAAAAAAACGACCGGGATGGCGCGAGCGTCTCCAGTCCGATTACGCCATCTGCCAGCTAATGCACTGGACCCTCCCGGATCTCCGCGCGCTCTCGCCGGCGCAGTATGAGGCGCTCGTCGCGTGGTTGACGGCCCAACAACGGCCGGTCGAGGAGCCGGAGCCATGGGCGTAAACGCCACCTTCACGGCCGACTTTTCGACGTTCCTGTCCGCCATCAATGACGCGAACGTCAAGCTGGCCGATTTTGGCAAGGGCGCGGAGACGGTCGAGACCAAACTCAACAACATGGTCGACAAGTTCTCGGGCCGCGCGCTCATCCAACAGGCGAACGAGATGGTCGTCGCCATTGACAAGATCGGCGGCGCGACGGCCCTCACCGAAACCGAGCAAGCCAAACTCAACGCGACCCTGACCGAGGCGATCGCCAAATATCACGCGATCGGCGAGGACGTGCCGCCCGGGATGCAAAAGCTGGCCGACGATACGAAACAAGTCGCCACCACCACGGAGGATCTCTTCGGGTCGTTGAAAGACCTCGCGGGCGCGTTCGGGATCGCGTTCAGCGTCGACGCCCTCGTGAACTTTGGGAAGGAACTGTTCAACGACGCCGTCACCCTGCGGAAC